GTAATTGGGCAGAGACACACTGAACAATTTGAACTGTTTGAAAACATACATGTAGAAGTAAATAAAAAGTCTAAGGTGTGTCCTAAATGTAATATTTTAAAACCTCTTGAACATTTTCCTTGGAAAAGTGGGCAACAAATATTCAGAAGAGAAAACTGTAGAGCATGTGAAAATTATCTTAATAAAATCAGAAATGAATTAAGGAATAAACATGGAATGCCTTCAGAAGATTACTCTTGTCCTCTTTGTGGGGGAACTGTTGAAACTTTAACTAAAGCAGGAGGAGAACGAGCAGGGTATTGGGCTTTGGATCATTGCCACAAAACTGAAAAGTTTAGAGGGTGGCTATGTCATTTATGTA